ACATACACACTGCACAGAGAGAAGCAAAGGCTGAATTCAAGGGATGGATGGGAACGAATGCCCTACAAAACATGAATAAAGCAGATAAGTATCGAGAAATGTTTGGAGGATTAAAAGAATTCCAGGAACTTGTAGACGAATTGAAAGACGAAGCAAAGCCATTAGCTTACGAGCATGTTGTTCGTGAGGAAGAAGATGTTTTCAGTGATATAACAATTGACTAGTAGAAAGGTTAGACCTATGAAGAAAGAAAACAATCAACTTAATTGGGCATACATGATTGCACCTCAAGCAGGTGTGGCTGCCATGGCATACGGAGATCCAGGTACTGGTAAGACAGAGACAATCAAAGCATTAGCTGGCGCAACCAACAGGCTATGGATACTCAACTCACTAGACCAGAAGGAACCGGAGGCCATGGGTGGATTCCCTAAGCCATCTGAAATCACACATCGAGGCAGGACATATCCAGTAGTAAAGAGAATACCTGAGGAAGACTTCGTGCGTGCCAAACTTGAGCCATCCGTCATGCTGATTGACGAGTTCACCTGTGTATCAGAGGAGATCCAGGCAGCAGCCCTAGGATGGATGGCATCACCGCCTGAAAACTGCTGGGTATTTGCAGCAGGTAACAGGATTGAGCAGGCAGCTAATGGTAACGAGCTGACCGAACCTATGATTAACAGGATGTTGATCGTAGATTGGGAGGTTGATGTTGATTCATGGAGTGAGGGTATGAACAACGGCGGTGAGTTTAGTCCGCCCGAAGTACCTATCCTACCTACTGGATGGCAAGAGTTTGGGAAGATATATGCTGTACAGATCGCTGAGTTTGTGACTGGAGACACCACTCACTCACGGCCTGACTATCTCAATAAGGTCAACGACCCTGAGCGTATAGGTTTGCCATTCCCTTCGCAGCGTAGCTGGACTAACCTCGCTAAGGTTCTAGGTGCAGCTGATTCTGTAGGTGCCAACATGGATACCAAGAATAAGATAGCTGCCGGTATGGTAGGTGAACACATAGCTTTGGAGTTCATGGCATTCCTTGAGCTGAGTGAATACAAAAGCCCAGAGGAAATACTTGCCAACCCTACTGAGACAGAGATACCTAAGCAAGCTCACGTAGCACTGTCGTATATACGATCTGTATTAAGAGCTGTGCATAGGCACACAACTGCTGACAGATGGGAAGCAGCCAGGGTATTCCTTGCATATGTACACAAGAAACTACCCGATGTTGCCAAGAGTCTTGAAGCTAAGCTGTACCAGATTAAACCTGAAGGGCACAAGCCTAATCAAGATGAGTTATTCAGTGAGCTAGAAAAAGAAAGGCTAGGATAATAGGGAATAACATGAGTGATTCATTGAAAACAAATGACTTACAAAGTAAAATAATCTACCGAGAAAGCAATAGTTTAAGGAAGGGTCGCCTTGCAGCAGCAAGGCTATGGCCCTTTGCCAGGAATGCTATCTTCTCTATGCGTCCTATACCTGTGAAGGGATTCGGTACGCTAGGAGTTGATAAGCACTGGCGACTAGCTTATGACCCAGACTTTATTGAGACACTATCTGTCGGTGAACTGGGTGGAGTTATCCTTCATGAGCTATTGCACTTGCTTAATAAACATCACGATAGATTTGAGTTAACTAAAGAGAACTCAAAGGAAGACATATCAGATTGGAATATCGCTACAGATATAGCAATCAACCATATGTTATCCGAAGAGTTCGATGATCAAAGAGGCAGTAAGCAAGACAAATTAACCTTACCAGAGGATGTTCTCCACCACTGGAACTTAAGTTACTCAGTACCTGGGCTAGAAGAGATAGAGATAGACGATCACTATAGCTCCGAAGAAAACTATAAAATTATCAAGAGTTATAGAGAAGAAAGAAAGAAAGATGCCAAGAAAAGCAACCATAAACGCACCGACAAAGGAAAAGTTCCTGGAAGTGGACTCCAAGCTGGAGCAACTACAGAAGACATCGCGGGCACTGGAGGAGTTGATGACAACAGTGTCGAAGATGGACGAAATAGTTCTGACACAGAGCCAGAACAAGGGAGCAATACAGACACTAGCACAGCAGATAATGCACCTGAATCACACAACGATCCAGTCGATAGTGGAACTGCAGAACAACCTAGTGGAACTGAAGATAACAGTGGATGCCTTGATGTCTCCGCCGATGGAGAACTATCCTGGACAGGGGATGCACAGACCAGACCCTGTTCAGGAGGCCTTCCGCCCGACCTAAGCAGTGTACTTAGTGACCCCAACGACGATGGACATGGCATTGGATTATCTAAAGATGAGATAGCCAGCGTCATGAAGGACGTTGCGTATCGCACTCAGTGCAATGAAGGGTACACACCTGGAAGCATGAAGCTATGGGCAAAGGGAGTGTCAAAGCTAACGAACGATCCTTGGCGGAGGGTGCTTAATATAGTTAAGTCCGTGACCAAGAGATCAAGAGGGTCAGGTCGTAGGAGATACAACAGGTTTAATTATCGCAGCAATTACAGCAATGTGATATTGCCAACGAGATCTCACAACGAACCCAGGATTATGATTTGCTTAGACACATCTGGATCTATGATGGATCTAGACTTTAGCAAGGCACGCGGCCTAGTAAAGAACTTATTCAAGAACCTTAAACAGACAAGCAAGATCGATATATACACAGGCGACATGGCACTAGAGAATGTAGTGTCTATTAGTAGAGACCTAGCCGAGATGGAGTTGACTGGAGGTGGCGGCACTGATGTCGGTGTTCTTATTGAGGAATCTCTCAAGGAAATAGAGCACAAACCAAACATCATTGTAGCTATCACTGATGGTTACACACCTTGGCCAAGTAAAGACATAGGTATCCCCTTGGTTATAGCCTACACCAGGGACACGCGGATGCACAACACACCCAAGTGGGCAACCAGTATCCTATTGGAGGAGATTTAAGATGGCTAGTTTTAGCAATGTAGTAATAGTTGGAAACCTAACAAGAGATGTTGAATTGAATACTGTTGCAACCAAAAATGGTGACAAGCAGGTAGCAGATATAACAGTAGCAGTTGACGATGGTTACGGAGAAAACAAGGCAGTTAGCTTTATTGATGTTACTCTATGGGGTCAGCCAGCTAAATTCGCAAGCGACTTCATGGGTAAGGGGTGGCCTGTCTTAGTGCACGGTACACTGAAACAAGAAACCTGGGAGAAGGATGGGCAGAGGCGAAGCAAGATCAAGATCGTCGGTAATACGATTAAGAACTTGAGACCCAAGAAGGTAGCTGAAGAGATGGGGCTAGGTACTGAAACGGTTTCAGCATCTCAACCATCCTTCGATACAAGTGAACCACCATTCTAGTAGATTAGCTAGGCCTGCGAGAGTATTGTCTCTCGCAGGTCTTAGCTTTAAGTGAGGAGATAAAGATGAGAGATAGCTATATTATAGTGCAGGGAAATCCTATTGAAGGGTATCGTTTTATAGGGCCAATGCCACTGAAGGGAGCTAAGCTTTTGGCAGAACACCTAATGACACCTGGATCTATGCCGCAGGAGGATACATACGTAGCACCCCTGGAAGAACCACAGGCTATACCTGCTCCGCAAGATGACGACGGGGAGTATCCATTCTAATGAAACTAGTAATCAACGCCAAAGGATTGGCACGGGAAGTATATACACAGAAAGATCCAGGAATGGGTAAGGTACTACGTAAACACTACAAAGATGTGTTTGCTTATGATGATGATAGAATAATCAAGCGGTGCATGAAGCACGTGCCTGGTTCTACATACGAAGAGTGGCTGCCACTGATTGGATAACCTTTGAAGATTTACGGTTACATCAGAGACTCAATAAATCCCGACTATTCTGTAGACGTACAGCGTATAGGGATCGAGTCCTGGTGTAGGCGTAACTACGAACAAGAACCATACGAACACTACACAGATGAAACCCCCTGGGGTGGAGTCAATATCTTTGACCGGCCAGCTGGGTCGGAGCTGTTCGAGATGCTGCAAGCTGGAGACATGATAGTTGGATACACACTAGCTAGATGTTTCACCAGTATACAACAGGCAGCCAGGACAATAGACGAGCTACGAGATCGTAGCATTATCTTTAACGTCGTCGAGTTAGGCTATGATCTGAACACAGATTACGGTGAACTCATGCACGACTCTGTTAAAACCTGGATAACATTCGATAGTACAATCAAGACCGAACGTATTAAAGAAAGAATCTCAGATCCAGACAAGCCCAGAAATAGACACTCACCTATAGGATACAAGCAAGTAAAGTCTGAAGGTAAATCTTATTTTGTTCCCGATGAAAAGGAACGTCAGATAGTACGTCAGCTAATAGAATGGAAAGACATCGACGGCATCACATGGTCAGAAGCTTTGCGAAGGATGATAGATAAGCCTCGTTCGTCAGGAACTAAGTGGAACCAACAGAACATCCGTGTCGCATACAAGGCAGGGCTAGATGGATTCCCAGGCTGGAAGGGACAAGTCGATCCAGCTGAAATTATCCAAGAGAAGAAGAGGGAAAGCGCAAGGAAGAGGAAGATAGCATCCGAGAAAGAAAAGAAACGGGATTAAGCTTCACTCTATTTTAGTTTCTATCATAGTTATACGCCTATCATGCTCATCTAATCTGCTATCAATGCCATCAATAGCACCCCATACACGCACATTCTGTGCCTTCTGGTCAGACATATAGTCCGATAGCGTAGTGTTTATTCTTTTAACTTCAGAGTACAACGCACTCATCCACCAAACAGCACCGGCAAACGCACCGAGTCCTGAACCTACTAAGGATATGACCCCTAGTGCATTGTCAGTAAACCAACTCACCTACTCAATTCCTTCTTCCGTGATCTTACGCAGGTACACATTAACTATAGCAATAGCACACGTAACAACAGCTGCAAGCACTGGTTGTTCTGCAATCCATTCGCTTCCAGCAATAGCCGTGAGTGCAGATACAGCCATAGTCCCTACATTAAACCAGATCGTTTTACTTTGATACCACTTTTTCATTAGAAGATTCCCTTCGATTTGATGAATACAAATACTGCTATGCCAACGATTAATAATATCACTAACCACTTACGTTTAGAAGCAACTGCCTTTGCCTTTTCTGTGAGTGCGTTGATCTTGTCAATTTTATAGTCACGACGAGAACTTTTTTTGTCTTGTTTGTCGTCTCGCTTATTGCGTCCAACCATGTTTTATTTTAACCTATAAAGTGTTGAAGAAATATTCCGTATACGATACCATTATACCATGTCAAAACCAGTAGACGAAATCCTAACGACCAAAGAAGCAGCTGGAATACTAGGTGTTACACAAAGCAGAGTGCGTCAGCTGATACGAGAAGAAAGAATCGAAGCAATTAATAAGATTGGGGGGGGCTGGTTGATAGAAAGAGATCACCTCCTGGAATTTGCATCGCACCCAAGACAAGCCGGAAGGCCGAGGAGAAAGGAGGAGTAATGCTAATACTAACGAGAACTAAAGAACAATCCATACAAATTGGTGATGACGTATCAATTAAAGTGCTCGACATCTATTCAGACAATAGAGTACGGATAGGTATAACAGCACCAAAGGATGTTCTTATATTGCGTAGTGAACATGTCAATGAAACGCCCGAAGAACACAGAGCTGAAGTTAAGTAAGCCTGAAGCCAGGCATTACGCAGAGAGGATATACATTCTTCTGCTTAATGGTAGGTTTCCAAGCTGTCACGAAGCCATCAATGAAGCTGAGCTAACAGTACAAGGCAGCGAAAAATCTGCGTTGAACAGCATAGCTATAGCACAGCTAGATCTAAGTGATAGAGTTATCAATCTATTAGACAAGGCTGGGTACAGTTTTATCGGTGATCTAATCGGTGTCGGAGAAGAACATTTACTAGCAAGTATCCCCATGTGCGGGGACAAAACAATTGATTTAATCAAGGGTGCTTTGATGAAGGAGATGATCAAACACCAACAACAATAAGGAGATTGTTATGAAACAAATCTTAGAAATCTCAGCAGACGAATACTTTTCTTTACCGTATCTCTCTCAGTCTGCAATAAAAGACTTTAGAAACGAAGGGTCTTGGACTTACTACCACAAGTATGTCAAAGGCGACATACAATCCAAACCCCCGACTGATGCAATGAAGATAGGCTCAGCATTGCATGCCATCATATGCCCTGACATTGACATCGCTGAAACCATTTCAGTGGTGCCTGAATGGATAGACTTTGGCGGGATGCAACCTGAGAAAATTAACCGCCGATTAAAGAAGCATCGAGAGTACCTTGCTGACTTCGAGGCAAAGAACAAGGGTAAGATAACACTAACAGCTAAAGACATGGATACAGTTATGGGAATGAGGGAGTCAGTCCTGAACAACCCAGCAATATCTAAATACATAGACAGGCTCACGGCCAAGAGAAGTGAGGTGGTGGCGTTAAACAAGGTTAACGACTACGATTGCAAAGCAATGTGCGACGCCGACTTTTCCGACGAAGGGCTAATCATAGACTTCAAGACAACTCGCCAGCACCTAGGTAAAGAGTTTGTTAAAGACGCTATATGGAAGTACGGGTATCAATACCAAGCAGCTCACTACTGCGATGTATTCAACGCAGAAAGATTCCTTATCGTAGCAATAAGAAACTTTCCGCCTTATGAATCCATGGTATTTGAAATGCCAGAAGAGTTTATTGGACAGGCCAGGATGCTTAACTATCAGGTGATAGATAGGATCAAATACTGTGAGTCACTATCGGAGTGGCACTCAGATGGCTGGGGAGAAATTATTAATATCGAGGAGATCATCGATGCCTAAGCATGAAACACTAAGAGCTGCACAAGTAGCGGTAATGAAAGACGTTGGATATGTCCAGAAGAAAGGGCGTGTCGGATCAGGTAACTATGGGTACACATATGCTGGAGAGAAAGAACTTATCGCCCAGCTCAGGCCATCAATGATTAAGCATGGCATCGTTATGTACCCAGATATTTGTGAGGTAGTTAAGACAGAGGACTACACCACAAGCAAAGGACATCGGATGTCTCTGTTCTTAGGTAAGAGGAGGTTTTGTTTTGAGCATGTTGAATCTGGTGAGCAGGCTTTTGTTGAGGTCTTTGCTGAGGCTTCTGACCAAGGGGACAAGCGTGCATCAAAGGCTATGACTCTAGCCAAGAAGTATGCACTGCGTGAGTTCTTCTTGATTGAAACGGGAGACGACCCTGATGCACAGGTATCTAAGCGTGCAGTTGGCAGCGAAGCAATGTTAACTAGAGCAATCATGTCTATTAAGAGTTCTACTCTAGAAGACCTTGATGCCAACCACGAAAAAGTTATTACCTACAAAGAAGCTAATTGGTCTGACAATGACTTGATAAAGATTAACGATGCACTCATCAAGAGAAGAGAGGAGTTGATGAATGAAGGAGACACTTAATCTACAGCATATCCATGTCTTATGCTCTATGCTTTTAGATTCAGGCAGCCCACAAGAGCTAGCTGAGTATGGCAAGAGCATAAAGACTTGGAATATGAATGAGCGAACTAAAGAAGTAGCGAGAGAACTATACACCTCGCGAATGAATACCATCCTAAGTAAAGGAAACGATATAAATGTCTGAACTAATAATCAACAGAGAGATTCAAGAGCTTTTGCCTGAGCTAAGTGAGGCAGAGTACAAGCAGCTAGAAGAGAATATCATCAGTGCAGGAGGAGCAAGAGATCCTATCGTTGTGTGGAAGGAAGAGAACATCATCATAGACGGTCATCACAGGTACCATATATGTGATATGAATGGACTCTCATTTAGCACGAAGATGCTGTCGTTTCCTGACAAGGCTTCTGTGTTTGGGTGGATGGTAAAGAACCAGGAAGGTCGAAGAAACATGACACCCAATGCTATCTCTTACCTTCGAGGGAAGCACCTTAGCGAACTGCCAGAAGGCGAAAGAACGCAAGCTGCCAAGGCGTTGGCTGAGTCAGCCGGCGTTACTGACAGGACGGTATGGTCTGACAAGGCGTTTGCCGAAGAGGTAGATGAACTACCAGCAGACGAAAAGAAAGAAGTGCTTCAACGCAAGAAGCGTACTAGAACTGTTGGTGAAAAGAAACCAAAGGCAGAAGAGCTTTGGTATGTACTTGAAGGAAAGCCGTACCGAGCAGCGAAGAGGGAACTCCATAGGATACTCGCTGAGATGGAGACTATCTCCGAAGATCCTGTACGAGGCAAGATAATTGCAACTAAGTTTACTCGTATTAAACACAACCTTGATGAAGCGATTGATGCTATTAGCCAGTGTGAACCTGTAGAGGAGTGTAACGGATGCACAATAGAAACAGTATCGGGATGCAACAAATGTTTTGGGACGGGGTTTCTAAGCCGCGCAGCCAAGGAAAGCAGGGATCGTTAAGTTATTTCAAGGAAAGAAATTACCAAGCTCAAGCAAGAGAATCTGTCGAAGAGGCATTCAAATACTACGACTCTGTTCTCATAGAGCTTGCAACTGGACTGGGTAAGACTGAAGTCTTTACCCAGATAATGAAGACGTGGACAGCGGGGCGATGCTTAGTCATCGCCCCGTACATTGAACTAATATCTCAAGCAGCGAAGAAGATCTATGCAAGAACAGGTGTACAGCCTGGCATTGAGCAAGGCCCCAACTGGTCTGTCGAAACTCCATGGGGTAGAAGCAAGTATGTCGTGGCTTCTAAGGATACACTTATTTCTAGAGATCCACCTCGTTACGAACGGCTGCGAGATATTGGGTTGGTTGTGGTGGATGAGGCCCACTTATCTATTACAAGCAGATGGAAAGACTTACTTGATTACTATCGAAAAGATGGAGCCAAAGTTCTTGGCGTTACAGCCACAGCAAAGCGACATGATAGAAGAGCAATGCTTAACAACTATGAGTATTGTGCATTCCAATACGGTATTAACCAAGCCATTGATGAGGGCTGGCTAGTACCAGCAAAGAGCTGTTGTGTACAGCTTAAGTCCCTGGACTTAAAGGATGTATCCACTACGAACACAGTGTTCGGTGCAGACTTCAATCAAAAAGAATTAAACAAACTACTAGAAGAATACGAAACAGTAGCGGAGATAGCAGATGTTACCGCAAGAGAAACAAGAGGAGAGAAGACCGTTGTTTACTGCTCCTCAGTCGAAGAGGCCAAGCTTGTCGGACAACGACTCAACGACAACTACGGAATCAAAGCCGACTGGATTGCTTCAGACCCCAAACGATGCACGCCACAGCATAGACGAGAGGTTATGCGATCTTTTCAAGAAGACACTGAGGGTATTACTCATGTCTGCAATGTGGGTATCCTTACTACTGGGTGGGATTTTCCTGACCTACGAAACATTGTCATGGCTAGACCCACCAAAAGCCGTGCCTTATACACTCAAATTTTTGGGCGTGGTACTAGGCCTCTCAGTGGCGTGGTTGATTTCGATAATAGCAATGCTGACACTCGGAAGGAATCTATAGAGTTTAGCGACAAGCCTCACTTCAGGATGATAGACCTGGTTGATGCCAGCCTTGCACACAAGATAGTTACGTCAGTAGATGTAATGGGAGGTGAGCTGGGATTCGATGTACTTGCCCGAGCAAAGGACAAGATGATCGAAAAGGAAAAGGCTATGGATCTTGATGATGTGCTTCTCGAGGCACAGAAAGAAGTCCGTGAGCAAAGAGAAGCTGAAGAGCGAGAGAGAAGGAGAAACATTAAAGCACGGGCTGACTACAACAAGTTCGATGTTGATCCTACAAAAGGTGGAGGCAGTGGAGTACGCACGAAGAAGAAGGAAAGAGGTGCAAGAATGCCATTCGGTAGATTCAAAGGGAAGTTAGTCCGGGACTTAGAAACGTGGTACATAAAGGGAGCCATCTGGCAAGACAGACCTAAGATAAGCAAAGGCTGGCTAAGGGATTCAATGATACGTGAACTAAACAAGAGGCTTGGATTATGAAGCTAACACGCAAAGAGATACTAGGGCTGATGGATGAAAGAAGGGAGTGGGCAGAGAAGCACCCTCGCTGCTGGATATGTAATGCCACCAGTCACGCAGGATTCCCCCTGGAAACACACGAAATAGAGAAGAGGAGCCAAGCACCACACCACAAGTGGGCATCCCTGGTAAACTACTTCCGTGTGTGCAAGAAGTGCCATATGGATGACGTTGAAGACATGACTCATGCTGAACAGTTAGCATACAAGAGAGTTTATGACCCAGAAAACTACGATAGAATAGAGTGGATGAAACTAAAAGACCCTGAACTCAAAGCACCAAAGAGAGTAGAAGCATGGGAAGTAAAAGAAGCTCACGAAAAGTTCCAAAAAAGAGGGTGGAAATAACCATCCCTTACCCGCCAAGCGTAAACACATACTGGAGAATGGCCAGGGGAAGGATGATTTTATCCAAGAGGGGGCGAGAGTACCGAAATGCAGTAGATGTTGCAGTAAAGAATCACTTCGATTCAGAAGAAGTAGAAGACCCAAGGCCACTACTAGGTAGACTCAAGGTAAAGATCAAAGCAATCATGCCAGACAGGAGGAGAAGGGACATAGATAACATAGCCAAAGCAACACTAGATGCACTAGGATACGCTGGAATATACGGGGATGACGAACAGATAGATGACCTTAGGATAGTAAGAGGAGAAGTGCTAAAGCCAGGCTGCCTTGATATAGAAATAACAGAGATGGAGGAGGTATAATAGGAAAGTACCTTTAGGATTTTGCAATGACAACTACAGTAACCGAATTAATTGTTACCGGCAATGACGATGGATACATGCAAGAACAGTTCATGTATGGCTCTTATAGCTCGGGTAGCTTTAGTAGAACTAGTGCTAGGATCTATTTTCAGAATAAATCTGACTATGGCGATATAGACATGCAGCAGACTAAGAGAACGTCTTATTTTAGATTTCAGACTGTAGATATTCCACAAGGG